GCCAAAAATGACTTTAAACGTAATATCTACATTCTGCGCAGACCATATCTAACAACATTCTTAGAAGAATTCCAGTCACTTGTCGAATATGAAGATTCTAGAGAAGTTGATAGTAATACAGGTGTCAAAAAGACTACAGATGCAATCAAAGAAAACTTTATTCCTGTTAAACCCACATATTCCACAAATATTGGTCAAACTTCATCTGTTGACTTTGCAGTGCAACAAGACTTTGGAAATATTACAGTTGATACCTCAGGTGCAACTATTGAGGAAGGACAGCAACTTTCTGATGGTAGCACAACAGTAACAACTAATGAAAGCAGTACATCAACAAACGCTGCTTCCAGTAATTCAGCGATTACAGAAACAGCGTCTAATACTACAGATTCTTCATCCTCGTCATCTTCCAGTAGTAGTGGAAGCAGTGGAAGTAGTGGTTCTAGCGGTGGTTATGGCGGTTATTAGATTTACTCTCAATATCCATCCTCACCCATCTTGGCAAGTAGAATATAATAAATGAAAACATCCAGAAAGCGATTACAAAGTATAAATGCACTAATCTGTCGGAGTTTACTATTAATCCTAGTGTTACGAGACCTATCCAAGTGTAGTCCAGAGTGCCATGAAGACGATACCATAGATTCTCACCTAATCTTTTAATTACCTTCTTTCTTAGTTTATCGAAGAAAGGAGATACATGTCTCATCATAACAAAACCCTCATTTAATGCCATAAGGGTGAATCCAATCCAAAAAATCATATTCCGTTCCAGAATGTATCTGTTGGTGTTGCCATATTTCTCGATATAAAATATAAACCTACATTACATGCAAACCAATAAAGATTGGTTACCCATGCTTGTCTCCAACAGTATTTTCTATTGGTTTGCACAATATATTGATTTCTTTCATTCATTGATGCATCAACAGATAAGGGTCTAAACTTTAATATCTGCTCTAGTATCAGTGAAATTACAAAACCAATAGCAAAGATATAAAACAACAGGTTTAAAAACCCTGCTGCTGTGAATAAGAATGATAGCATTAATACCTCTCAGGAATCATTTTTTTGTATGCTTCGGGTGTATGGTCTTTAAACTTGTCGTGATTTCCATCCCCAGGCATTTTACCATATGCAACATATTCTATTGCTTGCAATGACCCTTCTAAACGTTTTAGGTCATTTTCGTTTTTAACATATTCCTCATACCACCCTTTTAACTCATCTTGTCTAGAAGCGAGTTGCATTGTGCGTTTTGTAAAACGCTGAATTAGTTGCTCGTAGTTTTCTACAGGTTTAGTCACGTTGTCTCCAATCGTCAGGTTTGTCTCGGTTGAACCAATCATTAATATCGTCGGCACTGTCGAACCCAGTCTTATGGTCAGATGGGTCGGGTTCGCCTAACCCCATCCTATAAAGAAAATCGTCTGTCCCTCCCTTCGGCATGTCGGGATTCGCTGCTCGTAGTCGTGCTTGTTTCAACCATGTAGCAGCAGTGGTGTTAGATTTTGCTAATTTTTGTGCCCATATCATTTCTGTTAACTCTACGTCTTTTCCTTCGACAATAAGTTTGCAGACTTTATCAAGTCTCAGGCGATATGCGGTTGATAGCATTTTAACTCTATTTTAGTTTTGCATTCAATTCACTAACTTTTTCATATTCTGCTTTTGCAGCGTCTGAGCGAGTTTGTAGAATTTCCTGTATATCTCCTAAAATGACGTCAACTTCAACATACTCATCAAAGTACTTATCTAGTGCTTCTTTGAGATAGCGTTGTCTATGCCATTCTTGAGAATAAGGTTTATAGTGTGTCATAATGATTTATATGAAAAACCCTAGAGGGCAATTTTTCCCCCGAGTTTTTTTTCGACCTTTCTGTGAACTGAAAGTGAAATAATATATGGGTTAGTGAGGGTGTCTACAATGTGTAGGTACTTTTGTTATCTTAGTGCGGACGTTGTAATGCCCTCTAATATAATCCTCCCCACCGTGTATCCAGTAGCCTGGAATCCATATCTTTTCCTTAACAAGTTTCTCTTCCCAACACCCTCTATAAGGAGGGTAGTAACGAGGTCGATGATGGTGGTCGTAGTAATGTACCTCTTGATGATAATGGTTGCCATACTCGACAAATGGCTCCCAGAATTCCTTCCAAGTAAGTGCCTCTGCTGCGGGTGCAACAGATAGAGATGCGAGTAGAGCAACCAGTATTTTCATTAGTCGTTTTCAGCTAGTGATGCAAAGTAATCAAGGTCAGGACTACTAGAAGTCTGACTTAACTCTTTTACTTTATCACCAAATCCACTAGGTGTGGAAGGTTGTGTGACAGTTTCTTCTGCGTACACTGCTTCTGTTTCTTCACCGTCAAATGAGCGGACTGTAGGACGAGCAGACTTATTCAACACAGTGTTGAGTCTCTCTTCTAGTTGCTCATATGATTTAAAGTTGGCAGGGTCAGTAAACTCTTTTAGAGAGTGTTGTGACTTCCAAATTTCTTCTAACTTAGCGTCATCAAATCCCCCTAGAGGAGAAGTTGGTGCAAAGTCAGACTTATCATAATTCCAATACCCACCGATGGTTTGTATCTTGATACGGAAGTCCGCACCTTTCCACATATCAAATGGGTTGATAGGTTCTTCATCCTCGAATTGAGGTTGCATAGAACTCACAATTTTATCATGAATCTTCTTGCCATACTTGTATAGGAAGACCTTTCCTTCATTATCTGGGTTGAGTTGGTCTTTAACAACATAGATGTTGCTGTAGTAGGAGAGTTTCCTCTTCTGTTTACGAGCAGTCTCTTTGTCTTGGTCTAGACCAGAATTCCAAAGGGTGCGATTCAATTCACCAACAGGGTCTTTTTGTCCCAATGTAGTGAGTGAATTCTCAATATACCAACCGCCTGCACCTTGGAATGCGTGACTCCAAACTTGTGCCCATGGTAGGTCTTCACCGTCTGGCTCAGGGAGGAATCGGATTATTGCATATCCATTTCCAGACTTATCGACCCCAGGTTTCCAGAGTCTCTCATCAGGTCCTGCGCCCTTAGGTTTAGACATCTGCTCAATCTGTTTGGTAAGCTTATCAAAGCTACCAGACTTTTTCTTAAGTGATGCGAATGACATTTGTATTTCTCCGTTGTGGTTTTTGTTTTGTTGTATTTGCCACCGTATTATGATGACATATTATTTAGGACTTGTCAAGTCCCTGTTGCGACATGTTATGAATGATTATCTTCTCTCCGTCATGAGTAAAAAACAATTCGTCGTCTGCATCCCAAAGTAACTCTTCAAAGAGGTCATTAAGTCTCTCGGCATCTTCATAAAGTTGATTAGGATTCGGCATCTTTTAACTCCTTTCTCCAAGCTCTTAGTTTGTCTTCCATCTGTTGCAGTATCAACATGAGGTTTAATCCTCCAGAATACTGTGCAGATAAAGTATCTATCTTTTCTTTTACAAAGGATGCTTCCTCATCGTTCTCATCTCCTGATATATTATGTGACGCAAGAGCAAGACGTGAGTAAAATACTTTTTGTTTAGCAATTAACTCAAGTGTTTTTTCTATGTGCTCTAGTCTCTCTCTAGGAGAAAATTCAGCAAGTCCTGCTGATATCTTTAGTAGTTGTGTGTATGTCTCCTGTATGTCAGTCAACTCTTGTTGCACTACATCGGATTCAAAGAAACTTTCGTCTTCATTCATAGGTTTAAAACTGCTTTACTTGTACGTTTAATATAATTTAGTCTTGCTGCATCCCATTGTATTTTATCTTTGAGTGGTTTAGAAATCAACTTCTTAACTGTAGTGACATCTATCTCCATCTCTTCACATACAGATGCAACTGCTTCAATGTAATTTACAAGACCGTTACTGTCTTTAACGAGGTTTTCAACAAGGATAGTAAACTTGCCTTGAGTCATAAATTTTTCTTCAATTTCTTTCATTTATTTAATCCCTCAGTGTAATACCGATAGTCTTTTATCCAGTCAATGAGAAGATTAACGTAAGGGACTTTGTCATACTTTTCAACCACCTGTGTCTGCCCATCTTCTGCAACAGATATGGTGACAAGTTTATCAACTTCAACCCCAGTCAA